CTAAGTAATGGTTTAAGCGGCCTTAGCTGTTTTCAGCTGCTTCTGATAGGCGATGAATTTGCTTCGGTCGCCAGTCGCGTCAGCCTCTGCTTCAAGGCGGTCGAGTTTGGGGTTTGTAACGCCGACTGCTGCCGCGCTTCCGCGAACAACTTTTTCAGGCGCTGGTGGTGCTTTGCGTGGCGTAACCTTCAATTGCGTCTCCAGTTTTGCTACCGCGAAAGCGAACTTCACGGGGTCTTTAATCGAAGCGAGTTCTTTAGCCTTCGCCGGGTTCTTGCCGAGTGCGTAGATGACATTGGCCGGGGTATCGGCGCCGCTGACGATGATCGATTGCTGTGTAGTCGTCATGGATTCCAGTACCACTGCTTCTGCATCCTCGAAATCAGGTACTTTCAACGAGACTTTCGCAGCGTTGTAGCCATCCAACTTCGTCTGCCATGCCTTTTGCGCGTCCTCTTGCTCCTTCTGCTGCTTGGCGGCCTGCTCATCGACAGCGCGCTTACGCTCGTGCCATGTGGTCAGTTCCGTCTCGAAGCGGTCGGTGTCAAAGTCGCAGCCTTCCAGCGATGGTTTTGCTCCCAGCGTGGGTTGAGCTTGCGGTGCATTCTTGGCCGCTACTTGCTGCTCAAGCTCACGAATCCGTTTTGCTTTCTCCCGGTCCGCTTTGCGCAGGTCTTTGACCCATGCAGGCGCGGCTTTCTCTTCTTCGTCGTGAGGCGGCGCTTCCTCACCAATGGTGATGACAACTTCATCATCTGCATCACTGTCGTTCTCTGTGTCGTCTTGGTTCTGGTCTTGGTCACCACCGGACATCTCGTCCTGTTGTGCTTCGTCCTGATCCTGATCGTTCACATCGTCTTGGTCATGCTCCTGTACACCATTGCTATCTGCCATGTGTTACTTCCCCTTCAAACTCACCGCTTAATGGCCGGTGGATACCGATACAACGAATGATAGATTGAAACTATTGTTAAAGCAACTGTGATAGCTATTCTTTAGGCTTCCTGTAGTCACACGGTGGCGTTTCTTCAAATCGCACAGCCTTGATCGTCGGATTTTTATCAATCAGCGCACGCAGTACTCGATGCCAGCCATCCATAATGAAACCTTCCTGGCACAAAATTACCGGGTAACTAGTGTCCACATCCAATGCGCGGCGCACATGATGAGCAATGCCATATGCCGATCCAACAGGAACCCAAACTTGCGAACCAGAATAGATCGCGGCAAGCGGCAAATCGAACGGGATCAAATCCTTCGCTTTAGCAATCAGATTTGTTACCACCCATACGCACTCACCGTCTTGGTATGTATTTTCATCAACCGTGCAGCCAGTTACCTTTACTGGTAGACGCTGTGTCATTGCGCATCACCTTGTGGCTGCATCGGAGGCGCTGGCGGTTGTGCCATTGCCACCAGCTTGCCTGCTTGATCGATTGCATGCGCCTCGCGGCCCTGTTCAACACCGGCCAGCGTGGCGATGGTCTTGGCGTGCGTGTCGGCGGTCTGTGCGTCAGTGAGCAAGCCCTTCTTCTGTGCGGCGTCTGCATCAGCCATAGCTTTAGCTGCTGCTGCCTGGAGATACTGTGCGTTCGGGTCAGGCTGCTGATTGGCTTGAGCGGCTTCGATAGCCTTCTGCTCGTCGTCGGTTGGCTTGACTGCGCCCATGTTGACCAACTTCTTACGGAAGTAGGCATGTACGTCGCTCAGACCCTCGCCTTCCATGTTCAGCATCGCCATGGAGGTAAGCACGGTCAGCGTCTCAGGGTCTTGCGTCATCTGCATCATTCCGGTCAGGCCGCGAACGGTTGCAGCACGCCGGCTGTTGCTCGATGGCCCAACGTCAACGCTCACATCGAACTTTGCCGATGCCAGATCGTTTGCCGTGTATGCCTCGCCCGTCTCCTTGTCGATCATCGGCTTGAGCAGTTCAACCTTGCTAGTCTCGCCTGCCTGGTCAACCGCTTTCATCTCGCGGCCTTCTTCAACGAGCAAATCCTTCGCCATCGATACCCACACTTCACCTAAGCGCTTCATGGTCTTGCGGAAGTTGTCGATGTAGATAAACACCTGCATATCGAGGCGCTGTTGTATCAATTCCACAGCCTTGCCGGATTGGTTCGGCTGCATTTCCTCGCCTGCTTGCTGGTTGCCGAGCATATCCTCAAGCGATTGCGCTGCCATCTGAGCGAGCGCAGCCATGGCTTGCGGCAGGACAGGCGACTTCGTGTAAGCGACAGGCCCAGCGGGCATCTGCTGGCCGCTGGCGTCTGTGATTGGGTTGATGAGCAGGTAGGGATACTTCTTAATCGCGTCATTAGCCCACATTTGCGCGTGGCCTGCGATCTGCTCAGGCGTCAGGATCGGCTTTTCAACGTCAAAGCGTGCTGCCATCTCAGCGAGCCACGATTTAATCATGTTGTCGAGTACCTGAGCATCGCGTGCCAGGCGCACATGACCTTGGCAACGTTCAATGCCATCGACAAACCAGCGCTTGCCGTAGAACGGGATGACCGGGATACACTTGCCCGCAATGAATCCCTCATCGGACAGGATGCGGTCGCCGTTCATGATGTACTTGCGCACCTTGGGCCGTTTCACGCGCTTGATGCGAGCCTCGCGGAAGCCGGTAGCTTCTAGCTCTTCGCGCTTACCTTCTGCCTGCAAATCTTCGGCAGTAACTTCAATCTCGTTCGGCTCATCGTCGTTCAGCGCGATACCACGGAAGAAGTGTATGACTTCCTCTTTCTGCTCGATCTCGTACACCTCGGCAATCCACACAACATCAGGCGTGGCCCAGTCGAAGTTATAGCCGACTTCCATCTGCGGCCAGCCGGTAGGATCGTCGCCGTACTGGTCCTTGTAATCAGCCGGCGTCAAGCTGGTCAGCAGATAGCAGCGTTTGGCGTCAGCTTTATCCTGGCGCTTACCGTCGAGTGAGAAAAATACGCATGTATCAGCCTCAAACACCGGCTCAATAGCGATACGCTGGCGATCGTCTTCGTCGTCATCCTCATCCTCATACCGCGCACGCAAGCGAATGGCGCCCATGCCGCCGCTGGTGCCTTCCTCGAAGCAGTTGTCGTATGCCTCCTGCGCGCCGCTGTCCTGCTCATCAGCACGAAACAGCCCGTCGCAAGTCTGCGCGAGGTCGTCGTTATCGCTGCCATCCTTCGGCACAAAATCAACCGTGATTCGGTTATTGCGGTATTCGTTGATGACGCGGAGAACGGCTAAGTGCGTCTTGTTGAACTCGAAGCGCGGCTTGTTCTCGAACTGAACGCCTACCGGGCCTTCCCACTGTGCGCCAGGCACAGAGTAGAATCGCCGGTCACTGAGGCATTGCATCCTTACGTCTCTTACCGCACATTGGATATTCTCAAAGTCAGTCAGGAAGAAGGCGTGTTTGTCGCGTAGTCGGGCGCTTGGGCGCTGCTGGCTCATTGTTTTAGCCTATCGATGGTGAATTACCGATAGTCTACAACTTCCGATTGTCTAGCGGGAATATTTGTGATAACGGACGTGAAAAAGCCACCCCGAAGAGTGGCTTAGTGGTCGTCGGTGCGTCTCGGAATTATTACGCGCGTTCTCCATGCCTCGACCAGCGAACGGAATCGAACCGTACATCGTCTCTACTGCTATCCAGAAATAAACGGCAACCCTGTTGTTAAGCTGCTATTCTTTTTACCTAGCTTTGCTCCGTAATACCCAATACTAATTGGGACGCCAGCGCTAAAAACAATATCTTTATTCTGCTCAAACACCGCCCAACTTTTAAGAGCTTCTTTCGCAAACTCAATATCACGTTGCTCTTTTTCTTCTATCATCTTCGCAACGTATTCAGCAAATCTCTTTTTTGCCTGATCACATTCTTCTTCAAAACTCATAGTTCCTCCATCTTATTGGGCATGGTCTGCCGGCCTTTCACCAGCTACGTTTTCGATGCCAGTTCTTGCAAACTGGATTACACGCTTCTCAACCCATTGAGACTGTAGATCACTTTGCCGGGACGGGCGCTATGTTGACGTTGGAATCAACAGCAGACACAAAGTGATCTACAGAGCAGTCATATTGCCATAGAAACAGAGTTATCGTGATTGATTCTAACTATCGCTCAATTCTCTGCCGAATAGCCAGCACATCGCATTGCATGACGATGAACAGCGACAGCAGGAAGCAGCGGAAGTATTCGCCCTTCGATAGCGTGATGATCGCGCCGAGTGTAGCAGCGAAGATAGCTATCCAGCTAAAGAGGATCGAGAACTTTACGTCTTTCATACTGCATCCGACTTCAACTTGTTACGCGGATCAGCAGCAACCTGTGCTTGATAAGCTGCGATTGCCTCTGGCTTTCCTTTGATGCCTGGAACCAGTCCTGCATCAGCGCACCCCATGAACGCCTTAAGAGCAGCTTTATTTATGTCAGCACAGAGCTTTGCTTTGCGGTCTTTCATGCTATCTCCTGGAGAATGGCGAGGCTATCGGGATCGGGGCCGAACCTTTGGGCCGCTGATTCGCTATCATAGCGCGTCTTGCTCCTTCGCAAGCGTACCGCAGCGCATCAATTACATGATTGTCCTTATCTTCCAGCTTTGGCAGCACTTGACCGGTTAGCTTGTCCGTCTCGTATTTGTACAGCGTCAACTCGTCAATCAAGTGCTTGCAGCGAGGATGCACAACAATGTCGTATGATTTCAGCCACTCAACGCCATCTTCCAGACTGCCCGGGCCTTTCACAGCTGCGGCGATCTTCGGGAAGCCATTGCGGCGCATGTGGCTGATCGTCTCCGGCCTGGCGCTGTCAGCAGTCATCGGCCACTTCTCACTGTCAGGGATCGACAGAAACAAGTCAGGCGTATCTACAATCTCGCAGCCGACGCGGTAAGCCTCGTAAGGCACATACAGCTTGCGCCCAACGATGTAGCACTGAACCAAAACAGATGGATCGACCGAGAATCCCCAATCGGCGCCCTGGCGGATCGTCTGCGTTGGGTCAACGTCGAATTCCTCCACAGTCCAATTCTTGAACACGCGAGACTCACTGTTCTGCTCGTACTTGCCTAGCCAAACGTGCGCGTATTTGTCCGGATCGCGGCGCTTGTCATATTCCATCTCATCGCGCAGCACATCAGGGAACCAAGGATTGTCAAGATAGTTTGCTTCAACTACCGTAGCTCCCTTATAGAGTTCGCCGGCGCGTAAGAACTGGTCAACAGGATCAGTCTCGTTCTTCGGGTTCCAAGTGAACAGGATTTCGCTGTCAGGCTTACGGATGGTTGGGCGCAATAGGTCAAGTGAGCGCTGACTGAGTGATTGCGCTTCCTCAACCCATGCGATATCGAAGCCCTCAAGCGACTTGATCGAGTCCGCCGTGTGATTCTGCATGCCGCTGAACACCATGACGCCACCGTGAGGCGTGCCGATCTTATCGCGCTGCACATCGAACAGGCTACCAAGGCCAAGCGCCTCAATCTTGCCTTCGATTAGCTTCTTGACCGACATCGACAGAGACTTTTGCACCTCACGGATGCAAACCACATCGGTCTTGGCCATCAGGCAGCGCTCTACGATGTACTCAGCCATCGCATGCGACTTACCAGAGCCACGACCGCCCCAAACACCTTTGTAGCGAGCAGGAGGCAGCAGAGGCAGGAACCAGCGGGGAGTTTGAATCTCTAGCGTAGTCACTTCGCAGCCGGATCAACGACAACGCGCTGAATGATCTGGATAGACAGCGGCGCATCAGGATCGCCGGTTACCTGCATCGGCATGACCTTGCCAACGAGCGCAAGGAACGCGGCGGGCTTCTCATCGGCTTGGCGAATCAGGTATTCAACGCCACCAGCACCAGCGAGCGCATCAAGGATCATCTGCTTGACTTCGGTCGTGGTCTTTGAAACCGCGCCCTTTGGCTTGCCGGGATTACCCTTACCGAATTTTCCCGTATTTTTCGGCTTATCATTGTCCGATTGTTCGGTAGGCTTGCGCCCTTGAGCCGTGGATAATTTAGTCATGTCGCCCTGCTCTACTGGAATCCGCCAGCGTTCGGTGTTACTTATGCAAAATGCACGTTACTCTTGTTCGTAGTGAACAATCTTCGTCTTGCTCTGCCTCATATAGCGATAATACACGGTGCCAGTGACAGCAGCATAGCCACCTAGTGCCATGAGCGTATCAGGAGCCTCTGAGCGCGCCAGAACGCCAGTAATAGGCACGAACACGAGCGAGCCTGATGCGGTCAGCGTGTCGCTACCTTCACTTGCTGCCAGGGATGCAGTAATCACCGCATTCGTAACCGTTCCCGCAGCCAAGCCGATATCTATGCCCTCAGATACCGTCAGCGATCCTGTAATCGCGTTACCGATAGCTCCGGCAGCAACTAGCGTGTCGATGCCTTCTGAGCGTGCCAGAGTGCCTGTAATCGTGGCAAAGCCGGTCGACCCGCTTGCGGCAAGGGTATCAACTCCTTCGGATACTGCTGCGACGCCTGTGATCGTCGCAAGCGTAACTGTTCCGGAGGCGCTCGCTGTATCCGGCGATTCGGCTATAAGAGCCGATCCGCTCACGCCCCCTGTTGCGGGGCTATCAATCAATAGCCTGCGCTGCTGTGCCTGAAATAGCTGAAACGGATTAGCGCTAAATGCTTGAACTTGTGCTGGCGACCAATCCGCAATTATTCGACCGGCCAGAAGCGTATTGTTTGAGGATGACCAGTAGGCCACATCTTCTACGAACGAACCGCATATCAGCGATTGTGCGGGATAGCTGATAGGAGACTGTGCGATGAAATTCACTAGCCTACCATTGCGCCACAATTCGGTGCCAGTCTGCCGCCTTACGATCACCAGCACGGCGAGAACCCCTGGAGGCAATACTTCATTCGACAAACTGTATGACGAAATACTAGCGGCATTCCAGTTGTAGACGCAGCCCCATTGTGTCTGAGGCGCACCGTAACGCGACCCAGCGGCCTGAAAAATGCCGCACATATTCGCGCTTGAACCAGTCAAGAATCCTGGGTCTTGCCCCGAACTTCCACTTGCATACCGCTCATTTGGGTCGGTGGCCGGGTAGCCATACCAAAATTCAACAAAAGTCTGCGTGCCAATGGCAGGCAAAACCTCTGTTTCAATATACCCGTTCTTAACAAAATTGAACGTTACGCCAAGCGGGGTTGCGTTTGGGCTTAATACCCCAGCATTGCGCAGCTTTAATTGAGAAGCCGCGTTGTACCAGTTGTTGCCGCCAATGATCGCAAGCGCACCTCTGCTGTATGGACTAGTTTTGTCCAGCAGCACAGCTTGTTGAGGCTGTCTATTCCGTCTAACCGGCCCAAGAAAAGTGGGCATCTTTTACACCGTCTGCGCCTGGATTCGCTCGTACTGGAAATCCTGACCAGTCGAAGACAAAGCAACGCCCGTATTGTGCGTGACAAATATTCCCCAATACTTCGGCAATGTGCCAAACAACGATGCAATTGAGACAGGGGCGAATGTATATGGTCTCGATGACGTTGCGTCAATCGTGATAGATGCGACCTGCCGTAAGGCGCTAAACTTCACATTTGCGCTTGTCATGGTCTTACTGGCATCAGTGCCGGTGATTGAATCCGGATAGGTTGGCGTGCCAGAAGCCGTTTTGTAGGATGAGTACGCCCAAATCTCAATCTGCGTTCCAGCAGTAGGCGAAGTTCCAGTAGTGACAACTCCACTCAAAAGATGGTCGAGGTCAAGCGTACTAGTGGCATTATCCACCGCAGTGCTTGCTCGCCCACCCAGCAGATTGGTATCCGAACCTAATGACGCAATCGCCAAAGTCAGAGCGACGCTGCTTGTTGCGGGGTAGGATGTCTTGATCAGCGCCATTACGCGACTCCGGTAGCGAAGCGGTCAACAGCCAAGTTCACAGCCGTTTGCACAACCGCATCACTTGCGCCTGTGATTGATACCAAGGTAGCACTCTTGTTCTGAGCCAGAACTGCCCACAACATGCGCTGCGATTCTGCCACCGGATTCTGGAATACAGATTTTGCCCACAGCATACGGTTAGGATGATTTGTGACGCTAGTTAGCTCATTGCAGATCGCATCCGCAGCAATCACACATGCGACACGGATTCGCTTATTTAGGCCAGAGTCTTCCGCCGCCAGCAGCAATTCGTCATAAGTTGCCATGCTCTACTCCTTAGACTGGCTGACCAGTGATGACGAAAGACGAAACGCTCACGGTCTGCGTGGAACTAATCGAGGTGCTGGAAAGGTTCAAGTCAGCGCCGCTGGTAGAAACGTCACCGTCAATCGTCGCGGTCGTACCGTCTGATTTGAACAGACGGAAGAACGATGCTGTACCGGTAGCGCCGGCAGTGCCGTTTGCAATTGCGCCAGCTGTCAGCGCGCCCGTACCAACCGTGCCGAATGCCGAGGCGTTACAGATCAACTCAACCAACAGCACTTGGGCGCCGATTGCCGTGTTAACGTTGGTCGGTCGACTTCCGCTATAAATGCGCAGCTTTGCGCTCGTGCCAATGTCGGTGTTCAGCGATGTCAACCGGTTCGCAATGATGGATGTGCTGTACTTGATTGCCATGCTAAATCCTTTTCGTTGGTGTAGCTTAAATGATTGTGGTCAAGTTTATCACCAAAGCTTTACCCTTGGCATCAATTACCACGTAGGCGCAAGCTGTTTTTGCCTTCAATGTGGCATCTTCAAGCACGAATCCACCTTTGCTGTTCGCTGTCACGTTGTCAAAGCTGCGGATTAGTTCGCGGGTTGCCGGGTTGAATACCTGAATCAGCAGTTTCGTCATCTTTTTAAGATTGACGTTGCTTGAGACGGTTATCTTGCCTTTCTTCGCTGGCGTTGGCGGAGGAATGACGACTGGCGGGGGCAGCGTAACAGGGGGCGTTACCGTTACATCAGTGCGCGGAATGATGTCCCATTGCGGGTTCTGGCTGTAGTTTGGCTTGACCAAGCGCTTATCGAACACGCTCCACGCTTTGGTAGCTCCTGGCGCGTTCAATGTAGCAGCGAGCGCCACTGCTGGCTGTACCTGAGCTGGCACGCCTAACACAAAGTCAGAATAGCCCATGAATCGACCAGCAGGCCAGCCATACGTGCCGCCGTGGATATAGCTGAGATAGTCGCCTTGCGCCTGGCTGTAGCACGGCAGGTCGATAAACTTGACGCCTGACGGGCCTGCTCGCAATTCGTCGTTGTCGTTCTTTATCATGTCGCCGCTATAGTTTGCTTTGTAGAGATCAGCAAACGTGGAATACACCTTGCCATCACGCCCAACGCCATCGCGCAGGTTGCCAATCCCGTATGCAGTGGACATAATTGGGCAATAGCCGGGATCAGTCAGGCGACCAGTAGCAAACTTCGATTTCCACTCGAATACCGGTCGTGCCTGCTCAAAGTTAAGCTCCACCAGATAGCCGAGCGCCCAAGTAAAGAATGCGTCTTGCCATGGTGATGCGCCTTGAATGCCGGTTCTCTGGTCAGTATCGAAAAAAGCGTTCTCGCCCGAACCATCATAGGCGCCAAGGTTGTTCGGATTGCCGACAACGTAGGTCTGATGGTAGAAATCGAGGTTGTTTGCCACCTGCTTGACGAAATAGGTTTTCATCGGATCGGCATCAGGCGATGCGTATGCAGCATCACCTAATGTGCGCAAGCCCCATGCTTGACCGCGCAGCTGGTGCCAGCGCATTAACCCTAAGCCAGCATGATCCTCTGGCGAAGTCTCAAGCGGGTTCGTCGCAGCCCAGAATTGCAATTCTTCCAGATAAAAGCGTTCACCAGTTACGAGGTATGGCAAGTAAGCCAGCGATGGCAAGTGAGCCGGGTCATGGCTGTAAGCTTGTGCGCCGCCGTTTGCAGCGTAGCGCGGGATCGGAAATGGATATTCGGGCTTGTCAATCGCGTTCCAGTGCGTAGAAATGCGCTTGTTCGCTGCGTTGTCTGTGCGGATTGGGGCGCCGGTCTTTTCATCTCGGTAGTGCATGTTCCATGCGCCTGAGCCATCAGCGGCTGCAATCATGGCGTCCTTGGCGCGCTTGTCCATGCTCAACAGGTAGATTACCGTGAACTCTGGCAGCGGCCCGATATCGCCACGACCACCAGCGTTATGCATGTCAGGGTTCAGCGGGCCAATCTTGAGCAGTCCGCTATTATCTGGCGTCAGCGCCCCGCCCCAGCGCTGCAATACTTCCTCTGGAATCGTCAGCTGCTCGTAGTTGCTCACGGCGCGCGAGGCGATCAGGTACGCCGTATTGTGCTGAATGTGGATTGCTGGCGTGGCGCCGGTCCAAAAGTATTGATGCCAGCGCGAGTGGTGATAGTGCGTCAGCGCCTTCTGACTAAATACCGTCTTGCCGCTGATATCGACACTCACATCGTATGTGAATTGGCCGGCGTTCGGTTGCCACGTCTTCGTGTTCTCAACGATCACTTCTACGCGAACCGCTTTTGTAGCGTGGTAGAGCCTAGCAGCGAATTTGACCGTTAGCAGGGGATGCGCGGCGCCGGACTTGTCTACCAGCGGCGCATCAAAGCTCATTTCGTCTACGATATTGCCGAGCATCCAATGGGCCTGATCGTTCCAGCTTTGCGGCATGGCTGCGGTGTAGACTGCGCCGGCAATGGTAAGCGTGACCTTTGCATCAACGCTCGGCCAAGCATGGAAGCCATCACTCACCCTTGCGGTCTTCACCAGATCAAACTTCGCTGTAGCGTCCTTAGCAAGCGATGGCAGTATCCCCGATACAATCGCATGGCGCACCGACTTATCGCCGTGGCTGGCCTTAAAATCGACCTGGAGCGGGATCGTCGAACCATCCGACAATTTACCAGCCAGCCCTTCCCCCTGCATCAGATCGCCAGCTTTGAATACCTGGCTGAAGGTGAAAGGTACGTTGCTTTGCGCCTCTCCTGTGTTCTGTATGCGGATATCGGGCAATGACATGGGGCGCCTTAAAAAAATCCCCGCTTACCAGAGCGGCTGCGGGGATTTAAAGTATTACCAGGGATGGGGATGAGCCAAGACTATAGTTTGCTCGCATACATCGGGCAAGTCAAGCATATTGGAGCCGATAGCAAGGGTTCGAACCCGCGACATCTTCCTTACAGGGGAAGCGCTCTGCCAACTGAGCTATACCGGCAAAATTCTTTGGTCTGAGCTGGTGGATTTGAACCACCGATATCCCGCTTCCAGGGCGGGTGACTTGACCGGACTAGCCTAAACTCAGATATCGCCTGCCCCTTGGTCACCCAAAGCGTATGGCAGGCCGCAAAACAATTATGCCACAACTAATAGCCCGGGCCACCATGGAAATCTGCCTTGCGTTGTTCTTCGTCGTCAGTAGCGCCCCATGCAATGAGCTTGCCTACTGCTATTGGTGCAGCAATGAACAGGAGAATGCAAAGACCGATGAGTGCGAGAGTTTCCATGGTGCCCTTTCAGTGGTTATCCGTTAGCCAATGCTTTGGGTACTTCGTCTTTGTGAATCGTCTTCTTAAAGCCAATTCCTGCGGCAACGTGATAAACCACAATCCCTTCTGGGTTCATGAAGCCAGGCGCAATCAAGCTTCCGCCTTTGCTAAGATCAGCCATGATCTGATCGACGTCGATGTCAGTAAAGATACCCCTCGCAATTACAGGCACTGTACCGCAACATGTCGGACGTACTGCATCATCCTGCCAGCGCGAGACATTGAACAGGGCAAATTGCTTCTCCTGCTGATCATAACGCCGCTGAATGCCTGATCCCCACCATTCACCAAAATGACGACCAGGACCAAGCTTTAACAATTCTTCTGCATTCGCCTCAGCCCATTTAGCGAAACCGTAATTGTCGTCTTTAGTTGAAAGCCAGCGCGTACGGCTTCCCGCATACAGTGCAAGCCCTCCACTTTGGTAAATTGCCCCAGCGGCGTCATACCCATCAAGCTCTACGATACCTACTTGCGCATTTGTACCGTCAACTTTTTCAGTGACGATAACCTCACGCGAAAGGCGGGCCATTTTTGGAAAGTCCATGAATTCCATTTGCATTCCTTCTTTATGTGCTGGCCGGATCGCAGGCCAGCTTTGCGTTAAATCCCGAGCGCCGAGAATATCGACTGCTTCGGCAACTTTGGCGCGTGCCATTTCTGCCTTACCCGCTGCACCAGATCAATGACAGGAGGTTGCCAGCCCGCTATGTAGACCGCCCATACGGTATGCGTTACCTTCGGGCCAGAAATACGCATCAGCCGCTTTGTATCCTCAAGCTCGCGCAGAATAGCGAATACGACATTTGAGTCAGCATCGCAGCCACGTACTATCTCCATAGTCTTGCATTTGCCGTTAGCCTGAACAAACTGCGCTACTTTCTCAAGCAAGCCGGGATGCTTTTGTTCCCTTGCGGTGCGCTTCTTGGCAAGCTTCCAGAGCCGATTGTAGTCGCGCGTCTTTTCGTTAGCCTTGATATCGTAATGCCGCTGCTTTGCAGTTCGCCTGGCTGGTCGCGCGACATCAGGATCGCTACCAAGCTCGTAGACCGGCGCCAAGCACCCTTGAGTGCGCAGCCATCTGCAAACACGGATACGCCCTGGCAGCATTTCCCTTACCTGTTTGAGCATGGCATTGACTGCCGACTTTGTACAGAACATCTTGCTCGTCAAATCTTCGGAACTGCATGGCGCTTCTGCCAGCGCTTCCATCATGCGCTTGTATCTTTGATGCGACCCGATGGTTTTAAATGGTATTGAAAGCTCAGCGTATGGACTACGCATTACAGTCTCTCCACAGTAGCAAGGCACGATAAAGATTCGCTAGCAGTAGTGCCAAGGTATTCGTCCAGCTCATAATTGCCAATTGCACGAAGCTGCTCCTGCATCATCAGCGCCGCCTCTACCAGCTTGCGCCAGGTGGAAGGGGATACGATCACGCCAGCGGATAGGTCTGTTTTGATTTGCTCGATGTTCATACGATCGCCTTTCCGAAGAAACCGCCCCAATAGAGCAAGCCAATTAGCACCGCATTCCGCAACATAACGGCACCAAGTGATACTTGCGTTGCCTGCCTATTCCTCATCGTGGTGGCGCCAAAACCAATCGCTATTAACACGATTAAAATGATTGCTGGTGTACTCATCCCGTTACCTCTTCTTTTTGATTAAGCGCCTCACGCGCAAATTAATATCTAACCGGCAACGCGTAACCTTTACGCCCGCCCGCACCGTCAATGCCATAGCTGCACGGCATTTCATTTAGGTTTTCGACGTACTGCTGTGAATCTACGTCGAACCAAAATCCTAATTTCCCTTCATATTCCCCGTTGCGCTGCTTTTCACATGCCAACACGCAAGTTGGATTTCCGTTGTTCTCCTGCGCGGCGATCTTGTCGCGCCAGACGATGAATACGTTATCTACCTGATCGGAGATCGCGCCAGAGCCTTTGATGTCGAATTTACCGGGTGCCTTGTGTTCGCTTTCGCTTTTCTTCACGTGGTGGACAAGATGAACATGCACGTTATGTGCCTGAGCGAAAGCGCACAACTCGTTGACGAAATCTTTCTGCCCGTTGTAGTCGTCTTCGCCCTTTACGCATTTCATCATGCTATCGACCACAAACTGTGTGATGCCGAATTTCTCCCGGGCGTACCGCATCACTGCGATAACCTTCTTCCATTCGACCGCGCCAACATGGTCATACATCCAAAGGCGCCCATCCGTCCACTGGTGAAACACTTCCAACCACTCGCGGCTAGGAAGGCGGCTACCGCATCCCTGGCGGCTCATACGGTGCATCTGGCGAACTGGCTTCATTTCAAACGATGCGACCATGACTTTTTCAGCCTGGTAGCAAAGGTCAATTGTCACTTGCGACAGGAACATTGACTTGCCATGCCCGTTGACGCCGGCCCACAAAGATACTTCACCCGGGCGAAACCTGACTTTATCCTTCGCCTTCGCCCACAACATACCCGGGTGTAAGCCTTGGTCGTCTGGCGCGTAAAACGCATCAATCGTACCGTCAAGCCAGTCCGAAGCTGGCATTACCCGGTGTTCTTCTTTGTCTTGCATGTACTGCGCAAAATCAAAGTCTGTTTCCTCAATCAGTTGCATAGTGCATCTTTCTTGTACACGCGGCCAACCGCAAAATCTTCGTTTTGAAAGTCAAGCCAAAGAGTGAAATCAATCTCCCACTTCCACATGGCTTGCGGCTTGCCAATGTCACCATCTTGCGGCAGCAACCAGACTGTTGCGCCCCAATTACCTGGAACATTCCAGACGCAAAGATACTTCGGTCTACATAGCATCATGGCTTTCACCATGCTTGACCAATCATCGTCGTCGTTCACATACACGCCAATTTCCAGGTTTCGAATCCAGCGCCAGTCGTATTCGGCCCCTACTTGCGCCAGAACTGCCGGGTTATCAGTGTCTGGCTTACCAGTAAGCGAGACAATGACCATATCCGCAGGCTTCATGCCGTTCGCCCGGGCGGCTATGATTGCTTGGGCGCCTTCTGCGAGCTTCATTCCCAATCTTTCATAGCAGGCTTTGCAGCAAGCAAGTCACCTTCTTTCAGCCACGATGCCTCAAAGCCCTGCCAGCCACGGCGACACGCAATCCTCAAAGCACCATCCAGCGGTATTCCAGCCTTACCCGCTTCTACTACGATCCCATCAAGTGCCGAGGAAGTCAGCGGCGCGCGCTTGGTTTTTCTCACAGAAAGGAAGTCTTCAGCAAGTTGTGTTGGAACGCCAAGCTTTTCCAATTCTTTGCGAGGATCAAAGCGCGACGAAGTTGCGGCGCCCTGCGTGTTCCCTTCCTTTCCTTTCCCTTCCTTCCTTCCTTCCCCTAGCACGCGTGGGGACGCGCCTTTCACGCGTGAAAGCAAAATGCTTTCAGATTCCCGATTGTTGATCACTTGGTGAGATTTGAAGCTTGGAATCTCTGCATACTCCCGACCGTCATCACCTGTCATTATGTTGATTAGCTTCTGCGAAACAAGTTCAGCCGCCAAGACTTCGATATCCACTTTGTCTTTCGGGAAGTAGCGAAATTTCAGGGTATCCGTATTCCATGAAAGCAAACCTTCCCGGTCAGACTCACACCACAGTGACACGTAAAAGAGGCGTGCAAGTGGCGTCAAAGACAGGATATCGGAGCTTGTAAAAAACTCTGGCTTGATGGTTCTAATTCGTGCCATGGCAAAACCCTTTAGTGGCAACACTCGTAAGGTTGCGTCCCGGACCAGATGGCATGATGCCGAATGAGGGGCTTACGAGTATTGCCAATGAAAGATTTTGCATGTGGTTCTGGTCCTATAGTGGCCGCAACAGCCGGGGTGTTGAAGCAAGCTCAACAGGAACTATATTCCCATACTCATTGACGAATCGCAAGCCGTTTCCACTTTTTATTTCTGCGCAGGCTTGAATGTGCCGGTGAACAGGTAGCGATCCTCCAGGCGCTTGACCATAGCTGCATGGTCAGCAGGGGCAGGGAGGGGAGCGGGGAGGGCGGGGGTGGTCATGCTTTCACCTGAGCGCGAGCCATCATTAACAGCCGCGCATCAGCCTTGGTCATCGCATCCAGAAGCAAGCGCTTTTCTTCAAGGTAAGTGACAGCAAACTTCGGATCATGCATGACGATGCTTGAAGTATTGCTAATCAAGTCCGCACACTTGATGTTTTGAATCCAGCCGGCGCAGCCAGCAAGACGATCACGAGCTTTTTGCTTACGTTCTGCACGGTTACCCGTTTCGACATCGGAGAGGCCCGAAACCCCTAGCGCTACTTGAAAACCAAATCGATTTTCAATATCTTCCAGAGTGACACCGCAATCCTCAACTGAATCGTGAAGCCATGCCACAGCAAGCGTAACTTCGCGGTTGTCGATAGTGCTAATAATCCCGGCCACTTCCGCCAAGTGATCGGCGTAAGGGTTACCGGTATATTTGCGCTGCTGCGCACGATGCACATGGCGAGCAAAAAGCATCGCATCGTAGGCAAGTCCGTATGTATATTCCATCATCATTCTCCTAGATCATTTTCCAGCCGACCAACTCGGCATAGCCTGGTACTTGGTGATACCCGTTGTCATCCACATAGACCTGTAAGCGGGCCTCTGAGCCATCAGCGCGGACGCCGATGATAACCATGCCCTCTTTGTTCGGGATGCTCGCTAAGGGGCGGATATCGGGCTTGCGGGACTGGCGGTTCAGGTTCATGCAATTTCCTTTGATGGCGCGGGCAGCTTGAACATGTCTAGCACCGATTGCTCGCCGGCTGGTGGCTGCTTGCGGCGAAGTTGATCCGGCCTTGCAGGTGATTCCCAGCCATCTGACCATACGACCATGTAAAAATATCCTTCGATAATTTCACCAGTAAATCTATGTTGCGTTTGCATACGCGCTAATCCAGCACGAACTACGCAATCCATGCCGTTATACTGAGGAAGTCGCCGGCAGTTTTGCCCCACCAGCACCTCGCCAACTTTGAATTGACCGCTCATGGCCTTCTCCTCTCCAGTCGTTTGATTTTCTTCCGAAGGATCGACGCCAAACGATCCAAATACTCTGGCGTGTACTCCCGCGACCTAGGGTGATTCTTGAGCCAGTCAACGCGCACATCGCCAATCTTCTGTCGCAGCCTTGTCTCGTATGGCGCGATGTTCCCGGCCAAGAAGTAGTTGCACTGGGCGCACGCCTTGTTGATATTCAGCAGATTAAATTGGAGCGCTGAATTACTACCGACAGATTTAAAGTGCGAGCCGTGCCAAACGCCGCCAGTCCAATGCGCCCCCTTGTCGCAGCTGATGCAGCCGTAATCACGGTCCCGTAGCACTGCGTACTTTTGCGCCAACTTACGCACCGGTTCTGCCAACTGCGCCGGCGTCTTCTGCTCCTTCTTCTTCTTGCGGTCTACGGCCCGCTCCGCCTTTTCCTTAGCAGCTTTGCGCTTCGCTACCGCTTCCAGGCCAATTACAACGCCGCATTCTTCGCTACAGCAGCGCAGCCAGAGAGGGTCAGGCACGAAACGCTTGCGGCAAGCTCGGTTCTTGCAAGCGATCTGCTTCGGGCCTTTCGTTGGCTTTGCCGCTGTCGGCAGCTTCTGCTTGAAGGGCGTGCGCGGCATTTCAGCGGTGCGCTTCATGCAAACCTCAGCACGTTCTCAACCACGTTGTCCAGGTCGTCGCGGGTGTAGTTCGTCAGCACCTTGGCCAGCACCACGTTGATGATGGCCGAGTACAGCTTTTCCTTTTCGTCGTCGTCCATGCTGGCAAACGACCAGCTTTTCGCTGTGAAGCGGATCGAGCCATCCAGGCGCACAGAGCTTTCGTAATACCCGGCCAGGATGGTCAGGTCTTCGCGGAATTGCTCGATGGTCTTGGTGATCGGTTCGCCCTTGTGCAGCACTGGCGCCGGCTCCCAGGCGTCGTAAGCGATGTTCAGCAGCGCAAACATCTTGCGGTGGAATGCCACGTTGTTGTGTTTCGTGACCTTCACCTTGACACCAGAGCCGACTTTCAGCTTTGCCAGGTAGTCGATGCCGGACTGGTCGACCGGCGCCAGCGTGCCGCCGGCCGTTTTCATCAGAACGATGTCCACGGTCAGGCCTTCACGTAATAGGCCGGCGTCTCAATGCGGCGAAAGCCTACCGCTTGGAGCAGCGGCACCGACAGCGGCTTGTGCTTGTTGAGCATCAGCGACAAGTCCTTATCGCTCAGTTTGAGCACCTCCGCTGCCTTCGCTTGTGTGCGGTAGCGCTCAAAAATCATGCGCCTGATTTCCTTGATTACTTCATCCTCGTTTTTCTTCGCCATGATGACCCTCTGTCGTTGTTGGTGTCCAAATTGTAGCGCATCTAGATTCCGTTGTGCGGAAATCTTTTTGCAAATTACGCTTGACTGGTTTTCTGGTAATTGGCATACTGGATCTTGTTGGACCTGACCTTAAACCATAACGAGGATGAGATGAATAGATCACCAGACAAAGACGGATGGGTTTCACTGAGCGATGCCCAGTGGACGAACATCGTCAACCATGACCATGCCTACGAGAGTATGAGCAAGGATGATGCCGTGCACCTCGCGGTAAAGTTGACCGAGGCGAAATGCCGCGAACTGAACGTCGATGCAAAGGCGCTGACAAAGCTGCGCGATGATTTCGCTGCTCAGGCCGTGGCAGGCCTTACAGCAAAGCTGCATTTTCCTGAAAATATCGCAGAAAGCGCATACGAAGTTGCCGACGCGATGATTGCGGAGCGTGCCAAATGAGCCTCCCAGTAAAATTCCCCACCAAGCGCCCGCACCCAGTGGCGCGCCTGCTCACCGCCTTGGCCAAGTTCTACCGCCACCATCCGTGGAGCAGCGACATCGCGCTGCTGCTCGTCGGCTTCCTGGTCATGTTGGCTTATGCGCAGTTCCAAGATTCTATCGACGCGGTGCTTCCATGAGCGCGGCAGGCATTAAATATGAGTACGAGCGATTTGAAAACCATTGCCCAACATGCGGCCAGGAATTTTTGGTCGAGAAGGTTGATGTGCTGACGAATGCGCTTGAGGTTGCACTTGCGATGATCTTGGAAGAATGCGCCGACGCCGAACACACCCACCAGGTCGATGTAATCAAATCCGCACTTGCCACAGGTGCCGCATGACCGCTGACTGCCCGCGCTGCCACGGTTTAGGCTATACCGACGTGTTCTGCGTGTACGACTGCTCCGAGCCCGGCTGTACCGCTGCTGCTGACCGCACGGCGCTTGAGCAGGCAATCAAGGACGACGAGCGGCGGCAGGGGCCAATGACGCGGGAGGAACTCGCCTGGTTTTCGGTGCAGTGGTACAAAAATAAACTGGAGAAATAAATGAGCAATCTCGCCGTACAACAGCAGGGCGCCGTAACGGTACAAACCGAAGAAGACTTGATCCGCGTGCTGCAAAACTCGCTTTATCCTGGCGCGCAAATCGGCTCAGTGCGGATGGTGCTGGGATACTGTCAAGCCGCCGGCCTGGACCCGATGCAGAAGCCGGTGCACATCGTTCCCATGTGGGACAGCAAAAGCGGCAGCATGCGCGACGTGGTGATGCCGGGCGTAAATCTGTACCGCACCCAGGCATCGCGCACGGGCAAGTTTGCAGGCATGTCAGAGCCTGAATATGGCCCGATGATCGAAGAAACGCTTGGCGGCGTCACGATCAAATACCCGGAATTCTGCCGCATTACCGTCGAAAAGTTGCTTGAAAACGGCACTATTGCCCGTTTCACTGCAATTGAATACTGGATGGAAAACTATGCGGTCAAAGGGGGCAAGGAAAAATCCATCGCGCCTAATGCCATGTGGATGAAACGCCCGCGCGGGCAAATCGCCAAGTGCGCCGAGGCCCAGGCGCTGCGCAAGGCATTTCCAGAAGTGGGCAGCCAGCCGACCGCCGAGGAAATGGAAGGCAAGAGCATGGGCGCCGAGATCGACATAACGCCCCAGCCGGCCGCGCTGTCGCAAGATTGGCTTGCCGCTGTCGAGGCTTGCGCCACTACGGAGGAATGCACCGCTGTGTGGCAGGCTGGCGTAAAGGAAATTCAAGCCGCGGGCGATAAGCCACTGTACGACCGGTTCAAGTCTGCGGTGGGTGCCAAGGGTGTGGCGCTGAAAGCCGCTGAAATGGCTGCCGTTGCAGAGCCTGTTGAGCGCGTCGAGCCGATGACCGATGCCGAGATCGAAGCTGCCGACCTGGCCCGCACTGGCGGTGCGCAATGAGCGACCAGAAAACCGAAGCCTGGCACTTGGAGCGGCTAGGTCACGTTACTGGTTCGCGCTTCGGTGACCTGATCGCCATGGACAAGGCAGGCAAGAAATATCTCAAGTCGCGCGAGACAGCCATTACCGAAATCACCCTTGAGCTTCTGACAGGCCGCCCAGGCGCCATGTGGACTTCGAAAGCCACCGACTGGGGCAACACGCACGAGCCTATCGCCCGCATGCACTACGAGGCCGCTACAGGGGCCTTCTGCGAGGAAGTCGGCTTCATCCGGCACCCGAAGCACATGCAGATCGGTTGTAGCCCTGACGGGCTCATAGGTAAGCGCAAAGGGTATGAGTCGAAATGCCCCTACACGCCAACAGTTCACCTCGATACTCTCCTTAATGGCATGCCTGCCGAGCACATGGCCCAGGTTCAGGGCGGCATGTTCGTCTGCGATTGCGACGAGTGGGATTTCGTCAGTTTTCACCCTGCTTTCCCGATGGGCATGCAGCTATATATCGAGACCATCAAACGCGACGACGCCTATATTGCCGATATGGAATCGAAGCTGCTCAGTGGGGTAGCCGAAATCAACGAAAACGTGCGCAAGCTCTTAGAAAGGTACAAGGTTTCTCAGTGAAAGAATTGCCAACTTACCTTGAGTCAAAAATTGTTCGGGTACCTTTTTCTACATGCTGGTTCTGGGTTGGAGCCATGGGTTCAAGTGGATATGGGCATGTGAAAGTGCCGCGCAAACAAAAAATGACAGGTGCCCATCGTGCAACATATGAGGCTATCGTGGCGCCTATACCAGAAGGATTCGACATAGACCATCTATGCCGCGTAAGGTGTTGCGTCAACCCTGCTCACCTTGAGCCAGTTACTCGCTTGGAAAATCTAATCCGGGCTGGGTCGATCGAAAAATTTAACAGAGCAGCGGCTGCACGAGGACAGCAAACTAATTGCAAAAACGGTCACCCGTTATCTGGAGAAAACATGTCACTGAATGACAAGGGTGGGCGAATTTGCATTATTTGTAGGCGCGCCAGAGACAGGCAAAAAAGAATTGATAAGGCAACAGCATGAGCCGCAGTATTCGCCGCCTGACAGTCGAAGAGCGCGACCGCAACGACGAGCAGCACCAGGCGCGCTATGACGACCTATACGACCAAGTAGACGCGCAGATGGTGGCCGAGAATATAGCTGATGGCGGCGCTTGCGATTACAGGCCGGATGGGGCGCAGGTGCATGCAAGGGTTGAGAAGATGATGCGCGAATAAACTTTAATTATTTGCGTAAAAGTGCTTGCTTAACTTTAATTATTCAACTATTCTAAAAACATCAGCAGCACAAATCCTACGGAGGAACAAAATGCGTATCGACAAACAGTTCAATAAACGCGGCGTCGGTCTTAAAGAAGTACGCGCCCCCGAAATCGCAGTCGGCCCCGGCGCCAGCGATTTAGGCATTCGGCTTGTATTTCGGGCGGATGATGAAATCTTGCGCATGCACCTTACCCCGGAAGAAGCCCGCGCCCTCGGCAAGCGCTTGGTTGATGCTTACTGGACCGCTGAAAAAGACGCATAGACCAACCCAGGCCCGCCAGCACGGGGGCCGCAACCGCAGGAGGCCGCCACATGGGCGCAAAACGATCAGCCGAAATGATCAAAGCACTAAAGCTCATCACAGAGAAAGGCTTTAGCGCTGCTGACGCGGCAAAGAAAATGGGACTGACTCAGAGCGCAATTAGCCAGACTGCCGAGTACAAAGCGCACCGAGCAGCACAAAAAGCAGCACAACAATGAGGGAACCGAGATGAGCGAGCACAGCAAGTATTACCACGACGAAGACCGCAACAAGCCACTGCCTGGCGCTGGCTCAAGCGAAATCACCGCGCTGGCGGAAGCAAACAAGCTGCTGGCGGCAAAAGTTACCGAGGCCGAGAGCGTGATTGCCCGCCTGCTCGTTGCAGCGATGAGCCTGCACACGGCAGTCAACAAGCATGTTGCAGCCGATGACCGCACGAGCTTGGGTGTGGCGTTTGAAGAAATGGACAACGCGATGGCTGCGGCTGTTTTCGATGACGCTCCGGTCAGTGCGCAGGCGGCGCCGGTAGCGGCGAGCATCGGGGATGACGAGAAGTTCAAGCGACTGGCTTTAGCGTGGTTTCACAACAATATGCCTGGAGGCTTTGAGAAACTCGTTGCCCACATCGACAGCCGCGCCGCCAAAGTCTCGGCCCGCGCTGCTGATGCGCCCTCCGAGCCGAGCGACAACGCAATGCCAAACGGATTGCCACCAATCTCAGCAAGCACGTACGGAAGCAAAACGGTATGTGAGTTGGAGCAATTGCGCCGTACGCAGCGCGTCGCGCCCGACAACTTACCTCGCTGGATCGACAACATGAAGGGCAGCGACCCGACTATCGACAGCTTGATCGAGTACATCGTATGGCAATCTCGCGCTGCTGATGCGCTCGACAGCCAGCCTACCGTGCCTGCCGGATGGAAGCTGGTTCCGATTGCCGAAACTTTGCAAATGACTGATGCGGGTGAGGCAGCGTTAGAAGCTGACGGGCATTGTGATTGCGGATGCCCGCGCAATGCCGACAGCGGAAGAGTCTACGCGGCCATGCTCGCAGCCGCCCCGGCCAGCAGCCAGCCTACCGATGGTGAGGTGCGCAATGGCTAAGCGGGCGGCTTCGGCGGCTTGGCGCGGTCAATCAGCTGCCTCAGCCAATCCATGCCGTTCGCTTGCACCTTGGCCCATTGGGCGTCTGAGAGGCGAACGGATCGGATCGACAGTAGTTCATCAGGCGATTTGGCAGGGCGGCCCCGCGAGCGTTTTTCAGTGTCCATGTGCTGATTATACACGGTGTTTTACGTACTACAAATAATGCTTGCATACGCTGATTATTCGTAATACACTTAATACATCGAATCGCAAACAACCAAGGGGATGAAAATGGCAATCGTAATGGTCAGCAAAGATGAAATGAACGACGAGCAGCAGGCTGAGGCTACCGCCGCTGGAGCTAGCGTGCATGAAGGCTGGGAGTTTCGCGTAGCAAGGGCTGGGCAGATGGTTGTTTATCTCTCGACCATTGGCTGGTGGGGCGTTCGGCGCATCGGGCAACATGGCCGCGTTGCTCGTAGACGCAGTATCAGCGCCGCAGTTTCTTTAGCCGCCCGATGCAACTAACAACAATCGAAGGAAGCACCATGGCCACCAACACCACCACCGCCAGCCAGCCGAAGCGTGCAGTCGATTTCAAACTTTATCTGCATGGCGAATTTGTCGGTCGCGCTATCGCCGAAACAAAAGGCGAAGCAGTCACGCAAATGGCGAACAAGTGCTACTGCAAAAATGAACATGGCCTGATGGCGATGCGCACAAAATAATCGGAGAACAACATGAAAAATATTGAAAGTCCTGAATTCGATAAATTGCTTGTGGCATATGCAATTTCTTTCAATTCATCAATTGGCGAACTATCCACGGATGCTTTAACTGACCACATCGAAGCCTATGTTACGAAGAGAATCGCCGCCAGCCAGCCGAGTGCCGCCCCGAGCGGGAAACCGGATGCCGTTGACGCCGTAGTAGCAATACTGGAATCGCGCGGGATGCTTCGGGATCTCACCGGGAAAGGCTTGCAGATTTTGCGCGATGACGTTGCAGGCGCCCTTGCTTCTGCCTTGTCTGAGCAGGCTGCGAAGGACGAGCATCGAATCGATCTTATCGAGAATATCATCGCAGAAAGCGGCTATTGCTATCTCCATAAAAACAGTGCTCGATTTGAATTGATCGGGCTGGGCCTGATTGGGCAAACGTTGCGCGAGGCGCTCGATGCACTCGCTATGCGTCGTGCCGCCCTTGCCTCCCCTGCTTTGCCTGAACCGGCTGCGGTGCAAGAAGCCCTTAAACTGGCTAAGGCAGCGTTAGAGCACAGCCGACCCCTTGCACATCATTACCCTGAGCCAGTGCAGAGGCACAGCGATGCGCTCGTTGCTGTGAATGCTGCTCTGGCCGCCCTCGCGTCTCCCCAGCCGCTTGCAGAGGTATCTGCTGCACAGACAGTGCCGGAAGGGTTCGTGCTCGTGCCAGTTGAGCCAACAACCGAAATGCTTAAAGCGTGCGATACGGTGATTCAAGGATACGGCGCGAAGCTGGTCTATCAGCGCATGCTCGCCGCCGCACCGCAGCCAACCGACACCACCAGGGAGGCGTGATGGAAGACGGTAAAGTAAAAATCGCAATCACCGTGTCACTTCCTGTCGTTGTCGAAATCTGGGTAACAAAAGACGAGTGGGACGAGATTCAAATCAAGTCCGTTCAAAGTGCCAGAATCGATGCGTCAAGCGTGCGCGAAATCGAGGAAGCGTTGGATGCCGCTGATGACCTTCAGCAGCTTGACGACGCCTACCAAGAAGCCACCAAGGACGCATCATGAGCAACCAACCCCAAGCCCATGTGGCTGACGAGCGCGAGCTGCCACCGCTGCCGGCGCAAGAATACTTAGGCGGCGACGAATCGTTCGGTGATGCCGTGTACGGTTACACAGGCGAGCAAATGCTTAACTTCGTGCTTGCTGACCGCGCCGCCCGTGCCGCCAGTGCTGCCATCCCGGCAGGCGCTAACGAGCTTTCGACGTTGAAACCATTCGCCTACTGCATTATTGACGGCTATGACCGCGAGTACAACACGATTGACGAGTTCAGCGGCGGGCGAAGCAATGGCGTCGAATTGTACGCAGCCGCTCAAGTCCAAGCGATATTGAACGAACGTATCGCTGCTGGTGCGCCAGCCGAGATGCCGAAGCCGATGGCGAGCGACTTGCCAGGGGAGGCATGGGTAACGCCTCTCCGGTACGGAAGCCAAGTCACGTTTTACAAGCCGAAAAAACCGCATGACTGGGACGACGACGAAGAAAAGTGGTACTGCTATCCGCTGGTTCGCGCCGCCCAGCCAGCGCCTGCCCCTGCAACGGATGCAGAAGTTGATACGCACTTGGATGCGATCTTGCGCGCTTCGGGTTCGGCCCTGCGCCACTACAGCATGCCTAAGACGGTTAGCGACATGCGCTCAGCATTCCGCGCCGCCATGCTCTCAGCTAATTCCCCACGGGAGGCGGGATGAGCAAGCCACGCGTTATTCCAGTCAGCGCGATGGCTGTTGCCACGGTCACCATTGAAGTGCGCGGCCTCGGGTCGTGGGGCACTGATTGCAGCTTGGAGCAAGTACACCGGCAGGCGCGAGAGGCGGCAATCGGATACCTGCGGAACCTAGACAAAGACCGCCGCTTTACGATCGTAGGGCAACCGGAAATCAAGACAATAATTGCGGAGAGACAGCCATGACACCTCAACAAGCAAATGAACTGCCAGAGCTGCCGGAACCTTTCGGCAGCATCGATATCTACGAAGACGAATATACCCAGCGCTCAATTGATGGCTTCACTGCCGACCAGATGCGCGGCTACGCCCTAGATTACTGGAACCGTCGCGCACCAGCGCCTACCAGCGAACCAGGGGCGCGGGATGCGGTGCCTACGTGGCAGGAAAGAATGCCAGCCGGTTATACCGATGGCGGCCACGATCTGCCCGAAGAAGTTGCGATGAAGGCCGAAATTGCCGACCTGCGCGCCGCTCTCGCCACGCCAGCATCGCCAGCAGTGCTGCCAGAGGACGAGCTTGACGCGCTGATGTATCCGCCGAAAGCAATGCTCAAGCGCGAGGACTGGAACCCGGTGACTCGAAAGCCATATCCCGCCGATCCCGCGCCACTGGTAGCGCAAGCCTCGCCGTGGATCAGCGTCGATGATCGGTTGCCGCCACGGTATGAGGATGTGATCGTCTGGCCCAGCCCGACCGAATATGTGATGACTGCGAGCTACGGTCTTGATCGCACTGGCAACCTTGGGTGGACATATTCCGAGTACGTGACGGCTTTCGGCGTCGAGCATCACATTATGAGCAAGCCGCCGACTCACTGGATGCCATTTACCGCGCCCGAAGCCTCGCCACTGGTCGAAGATGCGCAGCGGATCGTGGCGGGGAAGGTGGAGGAGACGAAGCATATTCCGCCCTTCGCGGAACCCGCCAGCCAACGCTTTTTTATGGATCATGGGGTATGGCACGACCGTAAAACCGGTCAGCACATGTGGACGCAAGATCAGTACGACGAAATGCAACGCCAAGCTTATTCGGATGGTGTCTTCGAGCAAATGAACAACGTCGCCGCGAAATGGGCTGTTGTAAAGGCGACCGAATTGAATGACAAGTGCAAAGCAGTCGCGGCTGGCCGGTTCCGCGCGCAGGGCGGAAATACGAACGACAGCACCCGGAACCGCGCAACCACTGGCAATGCCGCCGCAGATGATGGAAAGGATAAGTGATGAAAGCGACTGTCTACAAAATGACGATCATGGTGATCGACTTTGAAAATATGGGCGAGGATGGAATCAAGCAGGTCATCGAGGGCTGCAAGTACGCCTGCCCGGATGTGCTGCAATCTGAATCGCGGGATGTCGAATGGATCGATGAGCACCCGCTGAACAATTCCACGAAATCGCGGGAAGCGTTTTACGCTCTTTTCGCCGCCCCACAACCACAGGAGCAATCATGAGCGTAGCGGACGATTTTATCGAAGTAATGGCCCGCTTGCAGGCGGTCGAGCCGGATGGCAACAGCCCTATGCGCTACGCAGTCTGGCGGTGCAAAGAAGCGGGATATAAGGTGATCGCGGATGCATTGCAGCAGGCGCGCGATATTGCCGATGCGGCCAAGATGATTCAACGCGACTATGCCGACGAAGTGAAGGCGCAGGCCGCAAAACCGAAACAGGAGCCAACATGACCCCACCAACACAACAGGACAAGCCGATTGACCTGGAGGCGCTGAGGCTGGCGGCAGAGGCGGCAGGGCTGACAGTTGTTGGCCTGGCCGATGACATGGTCGTTTTCCCCGGCACTAAGGCTGGCGGATTGGTTATTCGCAATGAGCACGGCGGCGATTCACTTTGGAACCCTAGGACCGATGACGGTGATGCGCTGCGACTGGCGGTAAAGCTGCACCTGAACGTGTGCTCAATCAAGCGCTACGAAGGCGCCGAGGATACAACAAATGTTTATTCTTTCCACCATCCAGAGCATAGCCAGATAGGCCATGGCTCCGACATGATGGCAGCGACACGACACGCTATTACTCAGGTTGCCGCTGAAATCGGAAAGTCGATGCCATGAGCCGCAACGACATCACAGGCGACAAGATCGCCACGAAGCCAGCGCCACCAGACTGGCAATATTCGGCTGATGGCTATACTCGCACCGATGGGAAGGTCGTAGAGCAACTGGTCTCTACCGGCTGGAGCGAGTACTGGGAGCGCGTGAACTAGATGTGTTTCCAGCTTTCACGGTGAAGAACTTGGTAAATGGTGCGACGAGTAACGCCGTACTTTCTTGCCAACGCAGAAGTTGATCCGCCAAGTAACCTTATCTCTAGCACGTCAACCTCTTTCAATTTTGCGCCGCGGTGAGTTTCGCCGTGATGATGCCGCGCTCTACTCACCATATCTTCGTGGTTTTCTGCGTGCGTTCCTTTTTGCAGATGTGCTGGATTAAAGCAGGAGCGGTTATCACAGTCATGGCGCACTACCTCACCCGGCAGTAGAGGGCTTTTGAACAACTCGAAAGATAGACGATGCGCCGTTTCCAACCGCATTGGACGAGCCGACACCATAAATTGGCCATATCCTGTTTGCTTGTTGGTACTCAAAGGCCATTCCCAACAAGCTTCGTCTATCATTTCGGTTGGTGCAAGAGATTTAAATCGGCATTGCCAGCAGCAAAAACGGACGACACTGGAAGTGGGAGAAAAAGCAGTGCCACACTTCTGGCAATTTTTGTCTGAATAAACCATGATTCCTCCGAAGTAGTAACTAAGAAATCATAGCATACACATCAGATTATTACGCTACTCCTTTGATCTTCTCCACGGTGCGCAACGTGCCAATTCCAAGCATGCCCAGCAGCACAGTCGACATCTCTGTGAAATCCAGCACCGGTAAGATGATTGGATGCCCATTCGCTGTCAGCAGAAACGCTGCGGCCGGCGCCACCACAAACTTGTAAGCGAATGCCGCACCGCATACCCACCCAATGAAAGGGCGCCAGCCTGCCACAAATGTGCTGTTGTTCGACGCTTCCGCGGCATTCACCGAAGTCTGCGCTTTCGCCACTTCGACATCAGCGGCTAGTTGAGCCAGCTCGCCGGATTGCTGCAGTCGAATCAGTTCCAACTTGGCAGTGGCCGCCTGAGTCGGATCGGGGAATAGGCGATCAATCACTTTCCCGCCGATGTCGAGCATTGCTGTTACAGGATCGAGCGCCATCAGAAATCCCTTTCGAGGTTTGTGGCGATGCGCAAGGCCCAGCCCCGGCTGTTCGCCGCCCAGTTTTTCAAGCTGGTCAGATAGCGGATGCGCGAGGCGTTAAACGACGCCACCACGCGGCCTGTATCAGCGGCCTTCACGGCTGCGAGCGTGACCGGGCCGATAATGCCGTCAGCAGCCACGCCGACAGCCTCCTGGAGCCATTGGATAGGCTTGCCGCCGTTGTAGGCGGTGTCGAAGACTTGGTACGCGATAGGGTAGGGCATCAGGTCGCATTTGAACCGGTCCCAGTATTCCGCTTTGGCGATGGCGCTTGCTGTCGACAGCGGCAGCAGCCGCATATCGCCGTAGTAGCGGTTCGCGCGCGCCACGCGCTCGGTCACGCCGTACATGGTTGGCCCGCCTACAGGGTCATTCCAGAAGCCTTTTTCCACATTCATCAGGTCTTTAAATGCGTCATCGAAAGTCATAGCTTTTTCTCGATAATCGGTTCGGCGCCCATTGAGGCAAGTTGAGCGGTCAGAATTTTGTTCTGTACCACTTCGTTTTTGTACTTAATCCAGTGGACGCGAGCGAGCAAGACCGTGGCAATCATGCCGGTCACGATGCCGCAAGCAGACAGCGTGCCTTGAAACATTTCAAGGGCGTTCGCTATGCTTAGCGATGTCGTGCCAGCAATCGCACCACCAAGCAGGCGCGGACTAGTCACGACGGTCTCCACGAGGGCTTGCGCGCCTGTCTGTAATTCTTCTCCGTAATTCATGGTTTCGCCTTTTCATGATGTACGACGCTGCCCCGATCAAGGAGCCGACGAACCAAATCGCGCCAACCACCAGCATCGCTATCGCCATCGTGAACCCAAATAATTCTAGTGAACATTCCATATGTCAGCACCATTACCAAAAAGTTGATAAATGCCGGCGTGACTTGGGCCAGATACGTGATCCACCCTATGAAGTTCAGGATTATTGCGCAGAAGGCGAGGCGCTGTAGATCGTAAGAAAGCTGCCCGTTTAGGGCATGAGAGCAGTAGACAACTAAAGCTAGGTTAAAGAGCGCAGCACTACAGAGGTACACAGTAACGCCAATTTGGGTATTTTCTGGATGCCCAAAAATGACCATGTGCGCCTTGTCGAGTATGAGGATTGAGAGGGCAGCAGTTATGCGACCCGCCCAATCTATGCCGCGACGATGCATTATTTTTTCGTCGGTTTCTTGCCGGCCGGTTTCTTCGGGGGTTCTGGAATGTCGCCGCCTGGCGCTACGTGGTTGATTTCAATCATGATTTACTCCATCAGTTAAGGGTTTTTGCAGGGCAATTTTACCACTCTACGCCATGCTTGGCACGATATAGCTTGGCACAACATCGGCGGCGCAGTCAGATTCAAACGCGCAACTGAGAATTGATCCAGCCGGCGTACTAACCCCAGTGAATGTCGCTTGTAAGATCAATTCAAACGGCGTGGCGCCAGGTTTCGTAGCGACGACGATAGTTGCAGCTCCAAGCGATTCGGCAGAAGAAATCACCGTCGCTGTTGCTGCCATCGTACCGCCTGCCACCGATGCCACGCTCACGTGATAGCGCCGCGATACTCGGATATTGCCAGTTCCACCAGTATTAATCGACTGGAAGTTGAACGTTAGCACACCAGTAAGCATTGCCATCGTGGTTAACGCGTTATCTTGTGGGTTTGCCTTGAACTTCACCAAGTCTTTGACCCCACTAACCGGGTAAAGGCTTGAACCGCTCGCAACTTTGTGGACTGAGAGCGCATCAATCGTATTTATTCTGGTTGCAACCGTACCAAGCAAACCATCTGTCGGACCACTGATAAACATCTCAGGAGCACCGTCCATTGGCAAATAGTAGTCGTTACCGTCCATGCGAACGTATTTCCCATCGCACAGAATCTTGTACTGTACGTTACCGACAGCGTAAGTGAAGTGGCACTTCTCAAACGACACTCCATTTTGCGACGACTGATCATTCAGCAAATAAGTGTGCCCGTTTTCGAAATAGCAGCCGTAAAAATTCAGCGCCTCGCTAACAGTCACATCAATGACGGTACGCCCAGCAATGCCGCCGCCTTCGAAATTGCAGCCGAAGAAGTTATTAACAGAACTGTTGCGGAAATACACGCTTGCATAGGCATGGTTTCCAAATTTGCAGTTGATGAAGGTATTCGCATTGGCAGTAAATGCCGCGCAGCAAACGCCCAAATTGCCACCACTGAACGTGCATGAATCAAACAGCGATGTTTGCAGCAGCTTATTCACATACACGCAGTTATAGCCGGCAATAGCGTAAAAGTCGCAACGGATGAACTTCATAAACGCCGTCTCAGCGCTTACGGTGATGCCGATACAGTGGGCGCCATTGTAAAAGCCCATATCCGAAATTGTGGTGTAGGTAAGATCAATCCCAGTTTTTGAGTTGATAAGCGGCGTTGTCATGCCTGTAGCGCCCCAAATGGTACAGGCGCGCTGGGTTTCGCCAATCAACCGGGCTGAGTTCACCAGCAGCAAACTAGATGAAATCAGGTATGTGCCACCAGGGAAATAAACAGCCCGCGAGCGTGGAGCCGCATAGTCAAGTGCGGCCTGAATCGCTACCGTAACATCAACAGACCGAGTTAAGGCGCGAACGTCCGCGATCTGTGCTGGCGACATAAAGTCGAATACACAAATTGAGTCCTCGCCACGATCTTGCAGAGTGCGAAGAACAGCGCCTACGCCCTTTTGCAGAAAGTTGACCGTTGTGGCCGACAGATTGCTAAGGATTGCGGCAATTTGTGCTGCAATGCTAAATGTATTTGAGTTCCGAGCGTAGAAAACTTGGCGCCCTTTTGAGTCTTGCACTACTTCGGAGTAGCCACCATCAAAAAACACGTTAGCAGGCGTCCCAGCCCGCATGATGTAGCCATTGACCGTACGTAGTGGCTGCGCTGCGGGAATTGTGCCCTCTTTGTCCCAATACACTGTTACAGGCGCCGTAATAGGATTCTGATCAGGCAGGCCAAAGTACACATAGCCGTTGTTCAGCGGCTTGCCATCAAGGCCAGTGTATGTTTTGAACGGGGCTTCGACTGGGAGCATGTGATTCCTTAAAATGTTGGCGGCGGTGTCGCGCGCCGTTGCTGTGGTGCGTTGAGTGAATGCTCAATACGAGCGCGCAATTTCCGGTCTTTTACATGCTTCAACAGCAATCGAGTACCAGTCACAACCGGGACAGGAATGCCGAAAGCGGCGCCACTGATGCCCGATTCAGTAAGCAGGCCGGCAATCACGCTGGCTGTATTCGAATGATTCACCACGCCAGGAGGAGCAGTCATCACGACTTTTGTAAGGTCATTGATATCGCGCAGCTTTTCAGCGCCTTGCTTGCCGAAGATGAAATCGAGCTTCCCATCGGAATCAAGCTTACGAATGGCACGGTCCAATTGAGCCGGCGAGACAATACGATTACCGCGCTGGTCAGTGGCAACGTTTTTCAATGCTTCATCTTTCAGCCAAGTAAGCGTCTGTCCTTGCAGTTCTTTCCATGCCTGCTTGCCTTCTTCGCCGCCCTTGAACAAGAGGCCGCGAACATGGCTTACTTCCGCCTTATCGCTGTCCAAAATCGTGTGTTTGAAAATATCTTCGATAGCCACTTTGCGGTCATTCATTCCGCGCTTGTTGTTCAGCAGATCAGCAACGACAGCACGATTCTCATAACGGTTTGCATACACTTCACGCGCGCGGCGCGCATCACGATAGAGCGGACCGGCAATTGGTTCTGTGGCCGTGTCAATCGACCCTTTCAGAATCGCTGAATTGCGGACGTTGGTAGGCTCATAATCGGTCGCCTGATTGATAGCACGGCGGAATAGCTCCGCATCCTTGACGGTCGTTTGCAAAGGCACCAGAGCGCCATCCGCTCCTTCTGCGGCGATACCCAGCTTGATTGCTCTTGCTCGTGCAGCACTCAGCAGCGGCGACACAACAGCATCAGGCGCGCTGTCATTGAGAAATTGCACAGCATCGTCAAGAACGACCGGCGCTTGTGCCTCTGGCGACTTTTCCGCAGTCTTGTATTTAACACGGACCTCTGCCTTTTGGCGTGCAGCTTCGTTGCGCAATGCGTTATCGACCACCTTACCGGCTTGCGTTACGTCGCCTGCCTCTGCGCCAGTTTGGTCAATGAAAGCGTCAAAATTCTTTTGGATTTTCTCGTTTTGATCGGAATAGCGGTCGCGTAATTTCCCGCCTTCTGCGCCTTTCGAGGTTTCAATCTCAAAGCGCAACTGCTCAGGCGAGCGCGTGGCCTGCCCTTCCGTCAAAGGAATAGGCACCGGTAGGTTATCAGCATTAGCGGCACGGATTGCAGCAGCATCAGTACCAGCAGAGCCACCACTTGCGCGCGTTCCTGGCGTTGGCGTCGGAGTGGCCGGATCAGGATTGCGACGAATGACACGCTCCACACGATCTGCAATAGCCGGTGCAGCAGCACGAATACGAGCAATTGGCGCGGCTGTTAGGTCTCGTGCGCCCTGCACAGCAACAGTTGCGCCCCGACCGACTGCGCCAAGTTCCGCTGTCAGCGGGATCATTGGTACGGTTGCCTCAAGCGTTTTTCCAGCTTCCGCAGCGTATTCCTGCCCCATTGCGGTCTTAGGCAAATACGTGCCAGCAGTAGCCCCCTTGCCCATGTTGGCTTCAACACCGCCTGGCATGCCGTAGCGCTCGTTTGTGAGATTGCCGACAAGACCACCCAAGCCGCCCATTGCCATGCCAAGCGCGCCAGTGGTCGCGCCAGTAGCCAGCGTCAATGCGGCCTCACCGCTGCCAATCATTTTTTCGGCAAGCGTCGGATCAGGCGCGGGCGCTGGAATAGGTAGCGCTTCGGGCACGGTGCCATCGGGACGTGCGTCACGTGGTACGAGATCGCCCGCGCTCGTCTGCGGCTTGTTCTGCGTGTCAAGCCATTGGCCGAATCCAGCGGCAAGCGCATCCTCTTTTGGTGGTTCTGCTGCCGTGGTCACTGGCTTAGTTAGGCCGCTTGCCGGATTATCAGCCATGAATTTAGCGAATCCAGCCGATAGAGCATCGATTTTCTTCGACTGCTGGCCGGTCATGACGCGATTGATATAGGCATTTGTGACTTTGCCCCAGTTATCCCGGTTTGTGCCACCGATGTACTCGCCCACCGCTTGCGCTGCGTCACCCTTGTTACGTTTCAGACTCTCTTGAAGCAGACGCCCTGCTACCTCGGAGGCGTTCTCAGGGCTAAGCAATGGATCAATGCCAAACTTCTTGATGGCAGCTTCACGCGTGGCGGGGATGATCTGGTACACACTCGCGGCGCCTGCGCTGCTTCTCTGGCTGTTATTCGACTTTTCTCCCTTAGTGCGAATGGACGACAGCAAGCCAACCGGCAGGCCAAGCTTTTGCTCGTTCTGCGCGTCAAGCTGGTCATACAGCGGATCGGCGTAGCTTTCGGGGAATGCCGCCATTACTTAGCTCCGGTCGAGTTCAGGTATGTAATCACTTGCTCACGTGTCGAGCCAGGGTACTGTTTCATCAGGCGGTTAATATCGCCTTCTTTCACAGCGCCAAAGGTGGGATGATTAACGACAAAGCCTCCTCCTTGTGTTGGCACATTCTTTGCGGCCAATCCTTTTTGCAGGCCCTTAGTCATGTAGCGCTCAACCACTCCCAGCGCATTCTTGAATGCTGCTGGCGACATATTTGCATCGAGCGCAGCAACAGAGGCGGTTAACTTGTCGCCTTCCGCATTTGACAGTGAGCCCATTCCTTTAACCTGCTGTACAGCCGGCAGGAAGATTTGAGATTTCAGAGATTCAAGCTGGCCGCGAAAGTCTTTGTTCTCCGTGCCTGGGACATTGCCCAACATTTGTCCTAGAATCGTACCCATGCCGGCCATTGAGTTGCCAACGCTATCCTTCATCAGTGGATTGCTTCGGAGGCTCCTGATGTTGTCCAATGCAATTTGAGCGCTGTCAATCTGCGCCTGCGAGTCTTTGCCGACATCAAGATTTTTCAGCCCCTGCTCAGCAACGAACTTTTCGCGCTCAAGCGTCAGTTGCCCGCGCTTCGTCTCGCTGTCAGCGCCTCTGATCTGCGAATCAAATTCATCGAGGCGGCGTTTTTGCTCAGCGGTCAGCAAATCAGAATCCACCTTGGCAATCTGCTGCGGAACCGTTGACGCTGCGACCTTGGCATCTGCTGCGGCTTTCACGGCATCAGCGTTTGCTTTTGCCTGCTCAGCCGGTGCCAAAGCCTCAGCGCGGGCGTTAGTCCCGAGCGCACCATATTGTGTAGCGAACGCCTTCGGATCGTTGATGTGCGCCAGCGTAAAGCCTAGCGTTCCTTTGGCCTTCTGCGGATCAGTCTTGACCATCTCAAGCGCGGCGTCATAGTGCGACGTATCCAGCCCTGCATTCTGGCGAGCATCGCGGGTCTTTTGGATCGCTGCTTGGGCAATGTCAGGCCGATCACTCAGCAATGCGCTGTAAGCCTGCGACATCGTATCGCCTTCGGTCTTGCGGTCGCCTTCGGACAACTGCTCCCACGACTGTTTGATTGCTTCGCGCTGCTGCGGATACTTGAGAGACAGCGCAGCGAACGACTGAGGATCGGCTTTAGAGAATGCTTGCGCGATATCGGCTTGATATGCTGCTTGCTGCTGCGCTGCCAATTGTGCTTGTGCTTGTTGCTGCTGCAACTGCTGCACTTGTCCACCAACCTGTAGACCGCCTTGAAAATTCTTGAGGAAGTCGCCAGGCTGCGGCAATGTAGAGGTGTAGTCGATTGGGCCGGTTGCCATATGTTGCCTTAAAATAGTTTCTTAATGCCTGGAAGCCCGCCAGCACCAACAAACGCACCAGCCAGACTTCCCAAGGTATTAAAACTGTTCGCCACAGTACCCCCTTGCGCAATTTGCCCGCCTGCGGTAGCCGCCCCTTGTTGATTCAACAGGCCAGCTATGTTTGTACCAGTTTGCAACCCAGCTTGGCCCAGCGCACCAGCGGCATTAGCGCCCATTGTTGAAAGCCCGCCATAACTCGAAAGCATCTTCTGAATTTCTTGGGACAGTAGCGCGGGCGCAAATTGACCAAGCGCGGACTGCACATTGCCGCCACGAAGCCCACCAGTCGCCGATGCATTCCCCAAAATGTTTTGGTTACCCTGCTGGAGTAACGATTGGAACCCAGCTCCACCTTGGATTCCATCAATCGCACTCTGCTGCGCGCCGTTCCCATTGAGACCAAGAAGATTTTGCTGCCCGGTAAGTGCGTTTGTACCGGCGTTAATATAAGGATTCAGCAAGGACTGAAAAGAGCCAAGCTGCTGATTATTGGCATCAATACCTAGCTGCGCAGCTTTTGCTTGGGTTTGCGATGCCCCCTGAGCGGCATCTGCGGCCTGATTGGCACCAGTGATGCCACCTACGATTTTGCCAATGGCGTTTCCGATAAAACTCACTGTGTATTCTCCCAATCTGTACGGGTTATCCCCAGCACGTGTAAGCCAACCAATGCGCCATCTTTACGGCATGCGTCACGGCGATATCCTTCGGTCTTAAAGCCCAATTTCAAGCAATAATTCCGTGCTTCTGTCAGGCCATCGATTACATAAGCGGTAACACGCGCTATCTGCGAATCATTGAACGCACGGGTTAACAACATTTCCCCAAATATGCGCGAATGTTGCAAAGCGTCACGAGTAAGCAGCGCATGCACATCAACTTCCACAAAACCAGACTCGATCAAGAGGAACGCTCCGAGCAAATTACCGTCAAGATATGCGCCGATGTAGCTTACTGCCGGGTGGTCTATCCTTGCTGCGGGCCGGTCATCATGCCCAACACGAGCGATGTACGGATCAGCGTATAGACCATCAATCAACGTCGAGTCAAGCAATGGCTGCAATGCGTACATCAAGGCTCCCGGTAATCAATGCCTGATTATAGTAGTTTCCTGCCGTAAATCTACACTATGATAGAAAAATACTATGTGAACTGTCGTCCGCTGATCATCAGAACCAAAGTAGATGCATTCGCTGTGAGGGTAGAGATGAAATCTCCAATCTCCAAGACATGTCCCACTAGTTCACTTCCTGCTGAATACGTGGCGCCTGGCTGAATTTGCTTTGTTACAACCAAGCGGTTAGCAACGCCAGCTGTATTGCCAACTGGGACGATGCTGATGGAAATTTGCTGAATCGTAGCGCTGACATTTGTCACCGTGCATTTGTCGATAGATGCTTTGCAAGACGTAGTCGTATCGGTCGATGCTGGATACTGGCGCGTTTCGACAGCCTCAACATATTTCGGCTTTACCAATGCCTTAATAGTAGTTGTCATGGTGTTCCTTTATGATCCAATGCCATTTGCGATAAGCGCTAGGCGAATGTTATTAACCAATGCAATCGCGGTTGGCAAGTCTGTTGCTGCTGCCCCTAATGCTGCCGGTGCTTGTGGTGTAGCAGAGTTGCAACCAAATTTAAAATTGGCGCGAAAACCACCGTCTGGCAAGAACCGGCCGGCTTCTGTAAAACTTAAATCCCCCGCGCGCTGCCCGAATCGCAGCGAATCACCAACTGCCGCGAACACTTGCAAGCCGCTACTGTCGGGAGTGCCAATGCCATATTGCAGATTGAAGTAATGCGTCGATTTACCAATGGCATATAAAGAATCAACTGAATAATCAATACGAGTCGATTTGTAGTCAATTGTCTTCACACCACTTACGGCCAATCCCCAGTTATTCGCACCAATCCTATAAAGGCCGGTTGATCCGTCGCCTCCGAGATACAAGCTTGGTGCTGCAACAGTACCAGCATCTAAGCCAACTCGACCACCAGTGATTGCCACCGCGTTCGCATCTTGCTCTGCCAAAGTGCCTAATGTCGGCAAGAAAGACGCAGGAATATATTGCTCCTCTACTGGATCGGCTACTGCCGCTGGCGCAGCGTCAAGCGCCTCTAATGCTTGTACTAGGCTTAGAACGACATCATAGGCTTGCGTGGCTGCTGCAAAAGCTGTGTTAGCAATCGCCGTCGCTTCTTCAATCGTCGTCGGCGTGCTCGCAGCGTCAAACTGCAATTGCTCAAACGCCCGAATTACCGGGTATTGATTACCAAGTGCCTTTGCCAGCTGGTCACGGTTTAGGCCGAGAGGATTGTTAGGCATTCAACGCCTCCACTTGAACTTCCAGACGTGGAAAGGATAAGTGCGCGTCACTCGTTCCTCTGAACCGTTGAATGCGGATATTCGACATGCGTCCATTGCGCGGCCACGTCAAGCGAGCGCGACGGTCGCCAATTTTTCCAGCGTTACATGTGCGCTCCTGGCTCCATGTTTCGCCATCTTCGCTATAACTAGTCCAGACAACTGGATTTGCGCCAAGCTTCACGCGGCCAGGCAAGCAGACCAACTCCATAAGATTGATTAGGGCGCCCATGCTGGCGTTGTAAAGAATTGATGTGCCGAACTGCCAGCCTACTGTTTGCCCGTAATGCTCCCCTGTTTCATCGGTATAACGACCATAATTAGCAGTCGTTGGGTCGGCTACGTGCCAGTCGTTGTAGCACCACACCAGATTGCGGGCGCGATACTTGCTCATGCCTCCAATACTTGAGGTCAGAAGAAACCACACCGGCTTTTGCAGCACTTCAGATGCCTTTGCGTCATAAACCATCGTCACATCAGGCAAATGCACGTACAAGTGGTAATGGCCTTTGTTCAGGCGCGACTCCATGACAACCGTAGACAATTCATCTTCGGTGTAGCGCTGAATCAGCGTGTCAATTTCGCGTGTGGCAATCTTGGTGCTTGACGCGTTGACGCCTACCCAAATACTGGGAGCTTCATTGCGCCCGCTCCCAAGGAACGCGATAACTTCCGTCTCTCCTACCGTATAGGTTGCAGCGGCATACGTGCCGACAACGCCGCGTGAGATTGACGCGCCTTGGTTTCGCTCAAACGGGAACTGATTACCCACTACAGCAAGGCCACGATTGTTAAATACCTCGATTGTGTACCGGTTCAGCGCATAGACTTCGTTGTGCAGCTTGAACAGGCCTTTCACCGGGTCAGGGTCAATCTCTGAGCTACCGTAAGCAAGTGGATTGACTGATGTCGGGTCGTTCAGATCAGTTACGATAAGCGAGGTTCCGTCTGTGGTCATGGTGTATCCATCAACCCACAAGACATCGATTACTTCGCCCAAATCCACATCAATTACCTGCTTAAGAGTGGTTCCAGACCAGTAATACAATGATCCGCCACCAGCAATAATCAAATAATCGAAGGAGTAGTCCATTGTCACTTGGCCGATTCCGCCAATCGTGCCAAGAACCTTGAATGTGTTGTCTACGCCGATAGAAACGAGGCTGTTTCCCATTACTCGATACAGCACACCATTCCAATTGATGCCGCCACGATCAATGCCAGGGCCAACGCCGCGAAGTTCAATGCCATCAGCGGGACGCAAATATCCTTCACTAACGCCGTTCTCTTTTGGGACCGGTATCAGATTGATCGGATAAGACGTTCGATAGTCTCCCGCCTCGTCCGAGAAGATGCCATTGACGATGGATACTTGCATTTAGTTCGATGGCTGAATAGCGAGGCAGCAGAACTGCGCATTAGCTGCGCTACCGCCAAACACGTTGTAGTTCGCCAGTGAAGAAATCAGCGGGCCGATAAGCAAGATGCCGCTCAAAGCGGGCAGAACAGAGCTACGATAGCCGCGCAAAACGCAGCCGGTGTAGTTCGCGCCACTCATCACCCACGATTCGACCTTGAACACAACCGGTTGATTATCACTTGCCTCAACGAGCAGGCATTGCACGCATGGGGTCGTAGCGAATGAGCGTGTGAACATCACCGTTGCGCGCGCATTTGAATCCAACGTACCTACAGTGGCGCTCGACAGGCGAGGGTGGATATGATCGTCACGCGAGGCAGAGTTACCCATACCAGCGTCAGGCGTGACGCCTTCACGGACAGGGGGAGTATTGGTGAGAATCTGGCGCAACTGCTCCATTGTCACCATCGTTGCGAAGCCTGAATCTGCCATGGTTACACTCCGTCACCGGTGATCAGTTTGAAAGCGGCGGTGCCGGTGTCGGTGATATACGCCAATTTGTCATGGCGAATCGCGCGCGTGAACGTGGTTGATTGGCCTGCTACGATGCAGAAGTCAGCAGTGGTTGCAGCGCGAATGTTAGCGGCATCGGTGGTAGACGAATAGCTGTAGAAATAGCCATCACCGCCGCCAGCTTTCACGGTGATGCGAATCTGATTACAGCCGTTGCGCGGCAGATCAGCAATCGCGCTGGTAGTGGTAGCCGTAAGGTTCTGATTGGTGCCCTGTGCAGGCTGAAATGCGGTATTGACGCTCATGATTTACCCTACTCGGAACCACTGATTAGAAATGCTGTCGTAAGCCATCCGGAAATATCCGTTAGCCGCCAGAGTTGTTGGAGCGCCGAGCACGCCAGCGCCATTGCCTGATACGGTCAAGCTCGTTACCGCTTGCGTGCATGTCACAAGT